TCGTATCTATCACCACTTCCAAGTGGATCAACTACATTGGGAGCAGCAACAGCATTTAGTTTAGAAAATCTACCATCAAATGAATTGTATGATGATAGTGGAAATGCAGTAACAACAAACTACTTAGATTACTCATCGATAACCAAAGATTTGAAATTTACTGTACCGTTCCAAGGTGGATTTGATGGTGATAATCCGGCTCGTTATATTAACATGTACGAAGCAATTACTGACACAAATACACAAGGATTTAATTGTCAAACTGGTGTAAGTGATGGTTCTAAGGCATATAAGAAAGCATTGGATAATATTGCAAACCCAGATGTGTATGATATTAACTTGTTAGTATTACCTGGTATCGTGTATGAATTACATCCGTATGTTGCAAATTACGCATTGAGTATATGTGAATCTCGTGGTGATTGTTTCTACATTCTGGATTTAGCACAAGCAAGTTCAACCATTACATCGGCGGTCAATCAAGCTGCATTACTTGATACAAGTTACGCGGCAGGATATTTCCCGTGGATTCGAGTACTTGATGACAATACTAATAAGTTAGTATTTGTACCACCTTCGGTATCACTACCAGAAGTATATGCATACAATGACAATGTAGCAGCAGAATGGTTTGCACCAGCAGGTTTAAATCGTGGTGGAATTCCAGGAGCAGCCGGTGTTAGAACTCGTTTGGCACAAGCACAACGAGATCAATTGTATGAAGGAAAAGTCAACCCAATTGCACAGTTCCCAGGACAAGGTATCTGCGTGTGGGGTCAAAAGACATTACAACGCCGAGCATCGGCACTTGATCGAATCAATGTTCGTCGCTTATTAATTGCAGTGAAGAAATTTATCGCAAATTCGGCACGGTTCCTTGTATTTGAACAAAATGTTGAAGCAACTCGTCGTCGTTTCTTGAATATCGCTAATCCGTATTTAGCAAATGTGCAAGAACGATCAGGTCTGTACGCATTCCGTGTTATTATGGATGAAACCAATAATACACCAGATGTGATTGATCGTAATATCTTAGTTGGTCAACTGTATCTTCAACCAACAAAAACTGCTGAATTCATTAAACTTGAATTCAACATTCTCCCAACAGGTGCAGTATTTCCTGGGGCGTAATAAATTGAGTTATATTTTTACTTTATCGACTATTTATAGTTAAATCAGTTAGGAGATACAAATGGCAAACAATATAGTAGCCGAAAACGAAATTTTCTTCACAGCGTTTGAACCAAAAGTCAAAAATAGATTTTTATTATTGATTGAAGGTATTCCCGCGTATCTCGTAAAGAAAGTTGCCCGACCTGTATTGAATCAAGAAGCAATTAAATTACCGCATATCAATACTGTTCGTTTCGTGAAAGGTGTTAGTGTATGGCAAACAATGGAAATGACGCTCTATGATCCAATTGTACCGTCAGGTGCACAGGCAGTTATGGAATGGGTCCGTCTTCACCACGAATCGGTCACGGGTCGTGATGGATACGCTGAATTCTACAAGAAAGACTTAACACTCCAACTTCTTGGACCTGTTGGTGATAAGGTTGAAGAATGGATTATAAAGGGTGCACAAATCACCAAAGTAGATTTTGGTGGATTAGAATGGAGTGATACGGGTGAAGTTGCAGAAATTACCCTAACTATCCAACCAGATTATTGTGTATTGAACTACTAATATACGAATAACTGTAGTTATAAACTCCCCTGTGGTAGAAATATCACAGGGGAGTTTTATATTTTCTATCATAAATGTGAGTTGAATACATTAATTCCATATTTATATAGAGGCAGCGTGGATACTTTTTATAGGTGTATAATATGGCAGAACTGACAGAATTCAATGTAGGTCAGGGTGAAACATTTCGTATCGCAGCAACCATTATCAGTGATAGTGGAAGTATCCCACTTAATATAACCGATTATGTGTTTAGTGGTCAAGTTAGAGAAAATTATACCACCGACGAAATTGCCGCTACATTTAATATTACAAAGCTTACCCCATTAAATTCTGGTTCAATTATTGTAGAGTTAACTCCTGATCAAACATTGACACTAACACAACGAAAATATGTGTATGATGTGAATATGGTTAGTGGATCAGTTAGTCCAATTAAACGAAGAATTTTAGAAGGAGCATTGACGGTACGCCCCACAGCTACGAGATAATTAATGAGTGGATCATTACGGCCAATTAACTTAGGTGTACCCGACATAACCGTTGTAGTCAGAGAAAATAGTGACGCTAATAAAGTTTTAGTAGATGTACCAAATATTAGTGTTAATATTGAAACATCACCTGACTATAAGGTAAGTGTACAACCCAGTTCGTTAGTAGTTCAACGAACGGGTTCTTTGCCGTCGCTAGCGGTATCTGCGTTATTTGCAAACACAGCTAGTTATGCACTTGCAGTTAGTGGTTCAATTGACAACGCGATATCCGCATCTTTTGCCACCACGGCATCATATGCACTAAATGCAATTACAACGTTACCCGTAGGAGTTGTTTCCAGTTCTGGACAAATTAATACGGGTTCATTTACGGGTTCATTTACTGGAGTATTAATAGGTACAAGCAGTTATGCAAATAATGCAAATTTATTAGATGGATTAGATTCATCCGTATTTGCAACAACTGGTTCAAATCAATTTAATGGAAATCAAACTATAATTGGCTCAGTAACATCATCGAGAGTTTTAACAGATGCAGTAAGATTTAACACTTCTGCGGGAGTATCCGTTGGGGTTGGTGAATTAGCTTGGAACAACTCCGATGGAACTTTGGATTTGGGAATGACGGGTGGAAATGTTGTTCAGCAAATCGGACAAGAACTCTTTTATGAGGTAAGAAACGAAACCGGAATAGAAATACCAAATGGGACTGCAGTTTATGCAAATGGTGTAACTGCCGGTAGTGCTAGAATTACAGCATCACCTTATACCGCAGATGGTAGTGTTAGGGAGGTTAGATTTTTAGGTATAGCAACTGAGGATATATCTAATGGAGTAAACGGATTTGTAACTCATTTTGGATATGTTAGAGGTTTAGATACCAGAGGAACAACAGCAAGTTCAATTGCGGTTGGTGATGAAACTTGGGCAGTTGGTGATATATTATATGTTCACCCAACCGTTGCCGGTAAATTAACTAATGTAAAACCCGAACATGCAATTACGGTTGCTATTATCATAACAAGACACCAATCGGTAGGGGTATTATTTGTAAGACCTTCATCTGGTGGGCATTTGGAAGATATACATGATATATTAATCAATACTGGTTCTTTAACAAATGGACAGGTATTATCATACAACTCCACATCGGGTCTTTGGGAAAATACAAATCAAATAAATACATCTTCATTTACGGGTTCATTTACTGGAGTATTAATAGGTACAAGCAGTTGGGCAAGTAACGCAATTTCCAGTTCATTTGCTACCACGGCAAGTTATGCGGTAAATGCAGCGAGTGTACCTGCAGGAACTGTCAGTAGTTCTACCCAAGTAGTAACATATGTTAGTGGTTCTACTATCGTTCCCAATCGTGTAGAATCCAACGAATATAAGTTAATCGCCGGAGCTGTATCCTTAATCTTTACGGGATCAATTACATCGGGTATTTTCGGGGCAACAGAATATGTACTACCTTTCATCCCCACTAGCAGCTTCTGTGCCGCAACGGTTGAGTATGTCGCCTCCCGTGTTGGTGGCCTTCGTGTAGGCGTTATTTTGGCAGGATGGAGTGGTAGTAATACGACAGTTACAGACATATCCAGTACGGATGTTGGAGATACCTCAGATATACGGTTTTCGTTGGTCCAAAGTGATGGTTATATTAAACTACGGGTAGAGAGTCTAGGTAGTGGATCATATCCGTGGACAGTTCAGAGTTTGTTTAAACTATTTCCCTTTTTATCATAATATTTAACTATTTATAGATTAGATATTTCGCATCGTTTTGGAGAAACCCGATGGCAAATGAATTTGTAGCACGACGAGGTATTATAGCCCAATCTGGTGGGGCAAAAATCACTGGATCCTTACTGGTTAGTGGTACAATCGACGCAACAGGATATAATATCATTGCATCGTCACTTACTGGATCGTTCTCTGGTTCAATTGGTACCGCGATCTCGGCGTCCTTCGCAACAACAGCATCCGCCGCAACGAGTATTACTTTTACTCCGTTAACGGCATCGTTCGCAACAACGGCATCCGCCGCAACGTCGATTACCTTTACTCCACCAACTGCATCATTTGCGACCACATCTTCATATGCTGGGTTTGCTGAACAAAGTATAACTGCCACTTCAGCGTCCTTCGCAACAACGGCATCCGCCGCAACGAGTATTACTTTTACTCCGGTAACGGCATCGTTCGCTGTTACAGCATCGTTCGCAACAAACGCAACAATTCCAGCAGGAACCGTATCGTCATCCACGCAAGTTATTGCCGCGCTACCGGGAGTAGTGTCCTCATCTGGTCAAATAGATTATAATTCTATTACCAATAAGTTAAGCGGAACGATTTCAGCATCGGCACAGTTCAATGCCCTATCAGGTACATCAGCGTCATATGCAGCCACGGCATCAGTAGCAACCACCGCAACTACGGCAACATCTGCATCGTTTGCGACCACCGCGTCAGCAGCAACCAGCATTACATTTATACCACAAACCGCATCATTTGCATCTACCGTAAACCTTGATACGATTACGGGTACGACATTTAGTAATGCGGCATTCTATTTTCCACAAGATGTACGAGTAGAAGGCACGTTAACCGCACAACAAATTAACACAGAATTTGTTTCTTCATCAGTTATTTTTGAATCGGGTTCTACCAAATTTGGTGATACATCAGATGATGTAATGAGTGTAACGGGATCTCTTCGTGTATTAGGAACAATCAGTGGCTCTATGGTGGGGATGTTTTCCTC